GGTTGGTGAGACAAAGACTATGAGTATAGCCGTAAGTCAATACTCTATAGTTCTTAAGAGGTAGATTAATTATGAAACATTTCGTTATTACTGATAACAGAGATATTATTATAGCATATACTAATAATCCTGATAATTCGTCAGAATGGAAACAAGTAGATGCACCACCTAATTCTTTTGGTAACATATTAAAATATTTTAACGGCAAAATACTAGATACCGGTCAATTATTAAATCCTACTAATAGTTGGATGATATGGGATAATACTATAAATTCTTGGATTGACCCTAGAACCGCAGAAGAAAAAGCAAATTACGAGTGGCAGCAAATTAGAATTAAACGAGACGATTTACTACAACAATCAGACTGGACAGACACATTATCTGCAAAAACCAGACTAGGTGATGAACTCTACAATGCCTGGCAAAATTATCGCCAGGCACTTAGAGATGTTACTAATCAACCAAATCCTTTTACAATTACGTGGCCAGCTTTACCACAATAACTACTACAAAAATCAGTGCCAGCCTAAACGCTGGCACTGATTTTTTCTTATAGGCAGCATATTTTTCTAGTTGAATTTAGCTTGCTTTTCTGCTATAATGTATTAAACTTCTACAGATGTGTCAGGAGAAATTATAAGATGGATACAGAAAACCAAGGCATTTTGCAAACAATCTCCCTACTATCTGTAGCGCTTATTGCACTAGTAATGGGAGTACAAAAATTAATACGAGATTGGCGTACTACTAAAGCCGAGAGTGATATTATAAGCATTATGCATAAGGAAATAGAGCGCATGAGCGCACAAAATACTACGTTAAGTATTGAGTTAGGCAAATTACAAGAAGAGATTATTGAATTAAATAATCAGATTAGTAAGTTAAATATAGAAAATAATAAATTGCGCGAAGAAATATCTTTACTAACTACAGAGCTTGATAATTTTAAGAAATTAACCACCTTAAATAGTAAAGAGGCGTAATATGAGCGTTACGCCAGCAAGAATTAATCTCAGAGTTTATCAAGGCAGCACTTTCAGGGAGACTTTTCGGTGGGAGTCTCAAACAAAAGGCTATATAGCTGTTAGTAATGTCAGCAAAACAGCTCCATGCGTAATAACTACTACCACAAATCATAGTATACCACCTGGTTGGAGATTTAGAGTAACTGATGTAATAGGTATGAGTCAAATTAATCAGGCTAGCGAAGATGACTACTATATTGCTAGTGAGGTTACTTCAAATACTATTACTATAAATAATATCAATAGTATTAATTTTTCAAACTATAGCAGCGGCGGAACTGTTAGCTATAACTTACCTATACCATTAGAAAACTTTAGTGCTGTATTTCAAATTAGAGAGAATATAAGTAGTACGACAGTTATTAAACAATTAACTAGTCAATTAAATGGCGGAATTGTAATCAATAATACTAATAAACTAATTACAGTTACGATTAGTGCTCAAGATACAACGAACTTTGATTTTACAAACGCAGTATACGGGTTAGAATTAACGGGCCTAGATGGAGAAATCATACCGCTTTTAAGCGGAAATATATCACTAATACGTGAGGTAGTAAGATGACAACCTCAACCGTAGTTGTAGATAAAGCCCAAACCCTAGTAGTTGAAAGCGGCAAGGCATTAGATACTATAGCTACAGAAAATAATAATACAGTTGTAGTTGAAAGTAGTCTTTCTAATGTTATTGTAGCTGGTTCAATAGGACCTACCATACAAGGTATACAGGGCGTACAAGGTTTACAGGGTATACAAGGCGACCAAGGTGTTCAGGGTATTCAAGGATTTGGATATCAACAGCTGCAAGGTATCCAAGGTACACAAGGTGTACAAGGTCAAATCGGTACACAGGGCGAAACAGGCATACAAGGTATACAGGGTTTTGGTTATCAACAAAATCAAGGTATTCAAGGCCAGCAAGGTGTACAAGGCCAGCAAGGTGAAATAGGCCCGCAAGGCATACAAGGTTTTGGATATGAGCAAAATCAGGGCGTACAAGGTATTCAAGGTGTACAAGGTCAGCAAGGATTAATAGGTGTACAAGGTACCACTGTTAGAACCATTAATACAATGGAAGATGTAGATTTAACAAATCTAATAGACGGCAGTATGCTAATTTATAATGTTAACACGCAAAAATGGGCCGCAGGTAATTTGTTAGAGAAACAGATTATTGAGTCAGGACAATATTAAGAGGAATTATAATGGCTTCTATTTTACGAATTAAGCGCAGTGAGGTAGGAGGTAATCCTGCAGTATTAGGTGCCGGAGAACTCGCCTATAGCGCACTGGCCGATAATGGTTCAAATGGTGGAGATCGCTTATACATTGGTATGGGTATTGAAACTAATGGTAATGCAGTAAATCACGTTATTATAGGCGGAAAACGCTACACTGACATGATTGATGCGGCCACTAATCTTAATACTGCATCGACTATTGTTAAACGTGATTCTAACGGAAATTTTACTGCAGGTACTATTACAGCCGCTCTGACAGGTAATGTTAGCGGTAATATTACTAGCACTGGAACTAGTATTTTTGCTAATATTGACGTAAATGGCGGAAATATTGATGGAACTATAATTGGAGCAACTACTGCAGCTGCAATTACAGGTACTACTATTACAGCAAGTACAGGGTTTAGTGGTAGTTTAACTGGTAATGTTACAGGTAATGTTACAGGTAATGTTACAGGCGATTTAACAGGTAATGTAACAGGTAACATTACCAGTAGTGGAACAAGTACTTTTACAACAATTGATGTAAATGGTGGTACAATTGATGGAGCAACAATTGGTGCTACATCAGCAGCAGCTATAACCGGTACTACTATTACAGCAAGCACAGGGTTTAGCGGTAATTTAACTGGTAATGTTACAGGTAATGCAAGCACCGCTACTATTTGGCAAACTTCTAGAAATCTAACACTAAGTGGTGACGCAACAGGCACATTTACTGGTGTTAATGGTAGCGCAAATGTTGATGCAACCGTTACACTAGCTAATACAGGTGTAACGGTTGGTACTTATGGAAGTGGTACACAGATTCCAATTATTACAGTTGATAGTAAGGGTAGAATAACAACTGCAACTAGCGCGAGTATAAGTACTGTACTAGGTATTACAGATGGCACTAATAGCGACAATCTTACACTAGGTACTGATACATTAACATTTAATGCTGGTACAGGTGTTCTTACAACCGTAAGTAATAATCAAGTTACCATATCCATAGGCCAAGCGGTAAATACTACATCTAATGTTACTTTTAATAATGTATCTGTAAATGGCACACTAAGTAGTGATGATATTACTGCTGCAAATATTAGTGTGGCAGGTAATGCAACAATTACAGGTAACTTAACTGTACAAGGTACAACTACTACTGTTAACAGTACAACTGTTGCAATCGGTGATAAGAACATAACTTTAGCAAAAGATTCTGCAAATGCTGCTGAATCAGATGGAGCTGGTTTAACAATACTAGGTCCAGCTACTCCAGCAACCATACTATATAATAGTACAAATAATAGCTGGGATTTTAATAAACAAGTTTACGCTAATGTAACTGGTAATTTAACTGGTAATTCAGATACTGCTACTAAATGGACTACTGCTCGCAATCTTACACTAAGTGGTGATGCAACCGGTACTTTTAGCGGGGTTGATGGTACAACAACAGTAGATGCAGTTGTAACGCTAGCAACGGTAAATAGTAATACTGGTAGCTTTGGATCAGGTACAGCTGTTCCAGTACTCACAGTAAACGCAAAAGGTTTAGTTACCGCAGTTACTACTAGTTCTATACCTACCGCTACTAGTGGAGCCACTAGCGGATTAGCTACTAAAGGTTTGGCAAGTTTTAGTACAAGTAATTTCAGTGTATCCAGCGGCTTTGTAACTATAGCAGAAATAGATGGCGGATCATACTAATAGTCTATAAAGTTCCTTTTTAGGAAATAAATAATGGCATCTTTGCTTAAATTGAAAAAAAGCTCCGTTAGCGGCAAAGTCCCTACGCCTGCTGACTTAGAGTATGGTGAGATAGCACTTAACTATACAGATGGATTACTTTTTTATAAAACCTCTAATAATAGTATAGATAGTTTAGGGGCTCAAGGCATTCAAGGAACTATTGGTACACAAGGTACCAGTGGTAGTAATGGTACTCAAGGTACCAGTGGTATGCAAGGTACTAGCGGTGCTTTAGTCCAAGTTAGTTTAATTGATGGCACGAATAG